GTCATGCTCTCGCCCTTCAACTCTTCCTCGATCCTGCGCAGCACCTCGCGCACCTTCGCTTGCACGTTGGTTGTTGGTGTGCCGAGGACGAAATCCACGCTGATCTGCGTAAGGCCAAACTCAGTGAAGTAGTTGTAGAGCGTGGTTCCGGCACCGTCCTTCACCACGCCTCGGAGCGCGTTTACCTCCATATACTCGCGCGTCTGCGCATGCTTAATCCGCATGCGCGTAAGCTTCCGCTCCATCACAGTCGCGAGCGGATCAGCCGCGTCAGAGACGCCGAAACCGCGCACGCCCTGAATGTCCTGCGGCGTGATCACGTCATCATGCGGAATCCACGGCACGACAAATGAGCGCATGGACCGCGTGTCACGATTTGCGACCGTGGCAGGGCCGCCAAGCTGAACAGACGGAAGCAGGTTCAGAACGCCTTCGATCTGCTCGATAACGACGGTTCGCTGCGTGATGCCTTCAAAACGGAACAGACCAATCTGCCCAAGACGCGTATAGACATTGGGGATGATGTTGATGGCCGCCGTCATCTCGGCAAGCGAGTAACCGCCGGCATCGAAGGGATTGACCATTACGGGCATGTTTTGACTCCTTTAGCGCGAGGGGTGGGTTGATGACAGCGCTTAGGCGGTGTCACGCGGAACGATACCGGCGTAAACAAGCTGGCTGTATTTGGCGTTGCGCTTCGCCGCGTCGTTTACTGACGCATCAAACACCAGCTGGTCCTTAGCAACAATGGCAGGCCCACGTGCAACCACCACGCCCTTCGCCTGGCCGGCAGTTGCGTCAACCGCCTCTAACAGCACGGCTACGGCCACCTCAGCGCCTTCATCGCCAGCCACGACAGCGTGCGGTGACAAACGATAAACGCCAGACGCTGTGATCCTGCCGAGCACCGAACCCGCCGCGTAGTTCGTGCCAGCCTTGAGCGTAACGACCTCGCGGTTGTAGCTCGAGTGCAGCTCGTACTTGAGCAGATCGCCGAGCGTGGGCTTCTGAGTGAGAACAGGCATTGCAGGTCTCCTTATGAGTGCTTTGTGACAGCCGCCGCACGCTCAAGCGCACGCCGGACGATCGGGCTTCCCGACAGATTGTCCGCCGACGGATTTGGCTTAACAGCCACGACCGCACTTGCCTCCGCGCGTGCAGCAAGACTGTCAAGCACAGAGCGGCGCAGCGCGTGAGCAGTGATGCCGCGCCGAATAGCGTCGGCTGCATCCACCGCAACGCCGAGACGCGCAGCTTGCGCGGCGATCTCGACAATCTCCGCAGCCGCAGCGCGCGCAGCCTCGTCCGATGGTCCCGGCGCAGGCTCCGGTGACGTTGGCGCAGGCTCCGACAGCGCGGTCGCAGTATCCTGCTGCTCGACTTCGGTTTGTTGAACGTTGTCAGGCTCGGCCTGATCGGTCATCTTCAACCTCCTACGATCGTGGGTTGCCGAACTGCGCCGTCGCGGCGTCGGCGCAAAGATCGCAGTCATGTCAGACAGCGCAGTCTCGACGGTGCCCATACGATCGGCCAGACCGATGGAGATGCCTGCGCGGCCGCGATAGATCGCCGCATCAGTGGCGCGCACTGTCTCTGGCGTCAGGTTGCGGTTGCGCGCGACTACGTCGACCAACTCGCCGTAGAGCGCATCAACGTCCGCCTGAATCGCTTCGCGCGCTGGGCTGGACAGCGGTTGATGCGGATTGCCGTCGAGCTTGTGCGCGCCAGCATAGATGAAGGTCCAGCTGATACCAGCCTTTGCATCAGCTCCGCTCTGATCAACATGCGCAGCAACGATTCCGATCGAGCCAACTTCGCCAGTCCGCGTGACGTAAATGCGATCTGCTGCACTGGCGATAGCATAGGCCGCCGAAGTCGCGCTATCGCTAGCGACCGCCCACAGTGGTTTGCCAGCGGCGCGACGCGCCGACACCAAACGATCGACAAGGTCAAACATGCCTGCGACTTCGCCGCCTGGAGAGTCAATCTCCATCACCACGCCACGCACCGCCGAATCGGCAAGCGCGTTCTCGATGATGTCGCCGACCTCGCTGTAGACTGACGCGCCGAACAGTTCAGTCAGCCAGTCACCGCGCGCGACCAGTGGTCCCAGCACCGGCACCACCGCGATGCCAGCATCAGTGACCGCATAGCCGCGCGAGCGCTTGGGCTTACTGGTCTGCGCTGCAGGTTCAACGTGACCAGCCGCAAGCATTGCTTCGAGCGCGCGCGGCGCGATCGCCATCGGTTGGCTAGTGAACCGAATAAGCGCTGTTTGCAAAGACGTCATGTTTCCTCGTCTTCATCCAGTTGCGGCTCGTTGTTGTCGTTGCCCGCAGCCATGCTCCCGGCGCCCGGCGTTGATGAGAAAACCAACCCAAGCCGTTGCTCGCGCGCGCGATCAGCAGCGATCTCCGCATCGACCTGTTCCGCGTCGTAGCCGCGTTCAGCCAGCGCTTGCGTGCGGCTTTTAAAGCCTGCCCGCACCTGCTCAATCTCTGCGCGCACGTCTTTCAGCGGATCGATCCAATCCCATCGCGGCGGCAGCCAAGAGCACGCAAGCCATTCACGACGACGCTCTTCGTAGTCTGGAAGATCAAGCGCGCCCGCCATCACAGCGGTGTCCATCCAGCGCACCCAGACCTGTCGGCAAAGCTGCCAGACGATCACGGCATGCTGATAAGCCTCGACGCGGCGGCGAAACTCCAACAGCGCCAGCCGCGAGTTGGAGTAATTTGCCTTCAACATGTCGTTCGACAGATATGCATACGGAATTCCGAGCGCCGCTGAAATCTGCAGCAGCGTTCGATACTGGAACGGCTCGTAGGTCTGGCCGACATCAGCTGGTGTCGAGGTTTGAATCTCCTCGCCAGGTGCCAGCATGACAATCTGGCCGGGCTGCAAGTCTAGCTGCCGCTCGCCGGTCGCATCGCTTTCGGCCACATCAAACGGCTCAGCTGGCGCTGGCGTTGTAATGAACAACGCATGCATCGCTGCGGTCTTTTTCCGGTCCAGTTCCGCGTCGTCGTATAGATCAAGCAGGAAAAGCTTGACGATGGCTGGCGCAAACCGAGAAACACCGCGCAGTTGTCCAGCCTCGACCGGATCGATCACGTGGATCACTTCCGAAGCCGGCACACGCACCTTCTCGCCCGCCATCGCCGGATCGGTGGTATCGCCAGGATGGCGGCGCAAAAAGTGATAGGCAACGCGGCGACCGATGCGGTCGAACTCGATGCCCTGGCGAATGACGTTGCCGCTCGGCAGCACTTCGTTGTGGTTGAGCGGCAGCATCTCCGACGGCAACATCTGGAGCTGCAGCGGCACAACAAGCCCGTCTTCCGGACGACGCGGTCGGAAGCGCACAAACACTTCGCCAGCGATGAACACCTCGCGCGCGACCCGACGCTGCTGACCATAAAAGTCAGTGAAGCCCTCCGCATCGCTCTCGTCAGTCCACTCGAGCCAAAGCCGCTGCACCTGGGCTTTGATCTCGCTGTCAGCAATCAACGATGACGGCGTGATGCCGTTGCCGACCACGTTGCCGGCCCAAGACTCGATAGCGTTCGCCGCATAGCCGTTATTGCGCACAAGCCAGCGAGCACGCGCAGTGATGTCCGCTCCTGCCGCAGCAATGAGCGCGTTAAGATGCGCTCGGGTCGGCTGGAAATGGCGCAGCCGACGGTTGTTATGCGCAGCCTCGAAGCCGCCGATAAAGGCACCGACACGCCGACGCCAGCGCGAGAGTGTGGATAGCATCTGATGCTACAGTCCCTTGCTGGCGGTGGTGCGAACGATGCGCCGCCGCGCACCAGCAGAGGCATCGGCGATGCGACGTTCAAGATCCGCGATTGCTGCAGCCATCTCCGCGTCCGAAGCGTAAGTAATCCGACGACCGTCGATATCGACAACTCGCACTCCACGCCAGCGCGCTTCAAGCAGCGCGTCTCGACGCGCCTTCATCTGCTCGATCGTCACGATATTACCTCAGCGCATATAAGACGGCGTGAACACGCGCCAACCACGCGATGCGCGGCGGCGAAGCACACCGGCAGAAGGTAGCACGAGATCAGCCGCCTCCGACTGCTCGATCGCCGAGTCCGACACGTCATCGCGATGCTCAGGCGCGACAGTACGCTCATCACGCAGCCCTACCTGCGCTTCAAGATCGCGCCACGTCGCTTCGGTCCAGCGATCCGCACCGGCGATCCAGGCCGCTGCGCGAGCATACACGCGGCAGTCGAGGACCTCGTTGCGTTCCCTTAGCTTCTGCCACTCGAGCTTGGTGAATCCGCGTTTCGTGCGCACGCTCACCAGCTGCTCGGCGACCAGTTGCTTCACCCATTCCGCTTCCATTCCGCGCGGCAAGTGAATATAGCCCGGCGGATAGCTGCTACCGGAAGCCAGCTCCTCATCCGTCGGCCGACTCAGTCGCAGAAAGCGATAGGTTTCACTCTTGAACGTCGCGACAGCGATCGTCCAAAGCCGCGCACCACGGCGCAGCTTGCGTCCGCCCTCAGTCACATCGACATAGCTCGGCCCGATGACCGGCGCGATGCGATTGAATCCATCAACGCCCTTCACCAGCACGACCTGGGCATGACCAGCGCGGCGCGCCCAGGAATAGACTTCCGGCGCTTCGTATCCGGTGTCGATGGCAAGCTTCGCCAACCCAAGGTTCGGCCCGTTGGCATGCGGCCACGTGCGACTTAACAGCGTCGTCAACTTAGCCCATGTCTCAGCACGCTCGGGACCGCCATCAATCACCACGTGGTCGACGAACCAGCTCTCAAGGCCGCGCCCCCAGGCCCAGATCGAGACCTCGATGCGGTCGCGCTGCACGTCGGCTCCAGCGGTGAGGAACAACCCACCAGCAGGCACAGTACCAATCGGCCAGTCCTCACGCCGCTCGTAGAGCCTTTCCCAATCCGGCGCTTCACCACGATCCTGCCAGGTCTCGCCGAGAGCCGTCATCACCCAGACCTTCAATCGTTCTGGGTGCTGCTTCGCTTCAAGAAAGTCCCGCACCGTCTCTTCCAGGCGACGGAACGGACTGTAAATCTCATTCAGGTGAAACCCAGCTGTGCGCCCAGGCTCACCTTCCGCCTTCCACTTTCCACGCGACACTGCCGCGTAACGTTCAGCATCGGTCCATCCAGCGTCGCACGATTCGCAGTGATAACGCTCAGTCTCCGGCTTGCCATCTACCCATTTCACCTGCGGCCACCGCAACACCTGCTCGTGGCCACAGTGCGGGCACGGCACCCAATACCGGCGCCGATCACTGGCCAGATACGCCGCCTCGATCCGTGACGATCCAGCAAATGTCGGCGTGCTGCTCAACACGATCTTCCGGTTCCATACCGTCGCCGTGCGCTTCTCCGCCAGCGTAACCGGATCGCCCTCCTCACCAGCACTTGCCGGATACCGATCAACCTCATCCATCACCACGATGCGGATGGTTTTCTGCGCCAATCCGCTCGGCACATTCGCGCCTACCGCGTGCAGACGGCCTCCAGGAAACTGGCGATGCAACCGCCGATGCTTCGCCGAACGCGACTTACGATCGCCCATGATTGCCCGCAACACAGGTGTGTCGCGGATCATCGGATCGAACTCGTCGTCTGCCCACTCCTCAGCGCGCTCAACCGTCGGCCAAACCACCAAGATCGGCGCCGGATCAAGATGAATGTGATACCCGATCAAGTTGTTTAGCGTTTGCGTCTTTCCAACCCGCGCGCACGTCATCAACACCACGCGCTCAATCCGCGGATCGGTCATCGCATCCATGATGCCGCGCAAATATTCCGCGCGCGACGTATTCCACCGCCCCGGTTCAGCGCTACTCTCAGGCGACAACCGACGATATTCGTCCGCCCACTCCGATAGAGACAATCTAGGCGGCGGCGCCAGCCTCCTCGCCAGCCTCGTCCACATCCTCATTGCGGCGGACGAGTCGGCGCGCCCTATCCTTGATCGCATCGATCACTTCACGCTCTGCAAGATCGTTGAGCGCATCATGCACTGCTTTGGTCAGCAGCTCCCGCGTTTGCACTGGATCAGTCGTCAGCGCAAGTCGCGGCGCACACGCCGCCGGGATAGCAAGCACCTTCTGGCGAACCGCATCGAACGCTGCACCGACCTGCTCCTCGATCACCTCCGCTGCGATCAAATCCGCGCTGAGCTGATCAACCAGCAACTGCAGCCGATCACCCCGAAGCTTGATTTCGCGCGCTTTCACCGCATCAAGGCTCAACGCGTCAGCCACAACCGCACGCCCGCCAGCAGCCTGCGCAGCCGCCAGCGCCTTCACACCAGCCTGCACGACCGCGCGCAGATCAATCAGACCCTCCGGCGTGACCGGCAACCGCCCGTCCGCTCTGCGTCCAGTTATGACGCGCTCGGACACGCCCAGCAGCTTAGCAAGCTGCCCAGACGTGCAAGCCCTAGGTATGTCTGGAGATGCTACTCTTGGCATGGTTTTTGCCTAGCCGCATGTCGCGCCTTCGCCTCC